TACAATGATCAATTTATTTAGTGGTATTCCTGTTACACCGTTAGGCAGGACATTGGGTTACTTAAGGGATGTACAGCGTGGGTACGTTACACCTAAAGGGCCAATAGATTTTGTCAGAGGAGTAGTTACTGGTAAGGCAGGGGCAGGAAAATAAAGGTGTGACCGTAATGTTGATTGTCACTTATAATATAAAATGATAGAGAATTAGGGTATCCTATGGCTATAACTACAACGAGTCGGCAGACTACTGCATTTACGAGTGGGAATGGTTTTGCTTTCGAGTTTAAAGTATTTGATGCATCAGATGTAAAGGTTATACAGATAGACACAACTACAAAAGTAGAAACAATATTAACATTAACTTCTAATTATACTGTTACTCTTAATGATGATCAGGACGCAAACCCCGGAGGAACTGTAACTTTAGTATCTGGTGGTAGCGCACAAGATTTAGGTAGTGGTTTAAATATTGTTATTACGTCCAAAGTAGAAGCAAAACAACAAACAGAATTAACAAACCAAGGTGGATTTTTCCCAGAAGTTATTAATGATTCTTTAGATAAAGCAGTTATTCTATTACAACAACAGCAGGCCGTATTAGATAAAACAATTAAGTTCCCTTTGACTAATAGCGTTAGTGGCTTGGAGATTACAGCAAATCCAACTACTCGTGCAAAGAAAGTCTTATCTTTTGATAGTTCTGGTAACTTAGATGTTCAACAAGAGATAGGTACATTTAAAGGTAATTGGGCTGCCAGTACTGGTTATGTTATAAGAGATATTGTTAAAGACACATCGACTAACAATATATTCATTTGTAATACAGCACATACGTCTACTGGTGCACAGCCATTAACAACTAATGCAAATTCTGCTAATTGGGATCTAATAGTAGATGCAGCAACGGCCACGACCTCATCAACCAATGCCGCATCATCAGCTACAGCAGCAGCGACTTCTGCAACGGCAGCGGCTACTTCTGCGACAGCAGCAGCAACATCAGAATCAAATGCAGCTACTTCTGCCTCAACCGCATCAACTAAAGCAACACAGGCAGACACCGCCAAGACAGCAGCAGAGACAGCCAAGACGGCTGCGGAAACTGCTAAGACAGCCGCAGAAACAGCACTTGATACTTTTGATGATAGATATTTAGGAGTTAAATCTTCTGATCCTTCAGTTGATAATGATGGTGACGCATTATTAGATGGAGCTTTATATTTTAATACGACAGATAACGTTACTAAAGTTTATGACTCTGGCAATAGTGTCTGGCGATTATTAAAAATAACAGATGCAAACCAAGCAAAAATTAATACAGTTGAAGCGTCAATTTCAAATGTTAATACTGTTGGCAATGCCATCGCAAATGTTAATGCTGTGGCAGGCAATGCAACAAACATAAATAATGTTGCAGGTAATTCAAGCAATATCAATACAGTTGCTGGCAGCAATACTAATATCAATACTGTTGCAAGTAACAATGCCAACGTATCTACTGTTGCTACAGATATAACCAGCGTTAATACAGTTGCGGCTGAGATTAATAACAACAATTTGCAAACAGTAGCAAGTAATATCAATGCGGTAACAACTGCTGCAGATGATTTAAATGAAGCTACTTCTGAAATAGATACTGTTGCTAATGCAATAACTAATGTCGATAACGTAGGTACTAATATAAGTAACGTAAATACAGTTGCAGGGATTCAAGCCAACGTAACCACAGTTGCGGGAATTAGCTCGAACGTAACTTCAGTAGCAGGAAACGCAAGCAATATAAATAGTGCAGTATCTAACGCAAGTAATATTAATGCAGCTGTAGCTAATCAAACAAATATAAATGCAGCAGTAAGTAATGCCACAGATATTAGTGCCGTTGCAGGTAATAATTCAAACATAACTGCAGTAGCAGGAAACGCAACAAATATAAACGCAGTAGCAGCGGACGCATCTGACATCGGAATAGTTGCTGCAGATGGCACTGACATAGGATTAGTTGCAGGTTCTATAAGTAGCGTTAATACAACTGCAGGTTCAATAGCAAATGTAAATACAGTTGCAAGTAATATTTCTAACGTAAGCAGTTTTGCAGGTACATATCAGATTGCTAATTCAGATCCAGCTGTAGATGGTGCAGGTAATTCGTTATCTGAAGGTGATTTATATTTCAATACTACTATCAATGAACTCAAAGTATATGACGGCAGTGCATGGCAAAGTGGTACAACAAACGTCAATGATTACTTAGCCAAAGCAGGTGGGCAGATGACAGGAAACATAACGTTTTCTGGTAGCCAAACCGTAGATGGAAGGGATGTTTCTGCTGATGGAACAAAACTAGACGGAATTGAAAGCGGAGCCACCGCAGATCAAACCAATGCAGAGATTCGTGCTGCTGTCGAAGCCGCTACTGATTCAAATGCTTATACAGATGCAGAAAAAACTAAGTTAGCTGGAATAGAAACTGCTGCAACCGCAGATCAAACTGGAGCCGAGATAAAAACTGCTTACGAAGCGGAGAGTGATACCAATGCTTTTACTGATGCTGAAAAAACTAAGCTCTCAGGTATAGCCACCTCGGCCAATAACTATTCACTATCTTCTGATTTGCTTGATGAAGATAATATGTCAAGCAACTCAGCAACAAAAGTTCCATCGCAACAGTCGGTCAAAGCTTATGTAGACACTGAAGTCGCTGGAGTTGTTGATACTGCTCCTGCTGCTCTTAATACTCTTAATGAACTTGCAGCAGCACTCGGAGATGATGCTAATTTCTCGACTACGGTTACAACTAGTATCGGCACTAAACTACCTTTAGCAGGTGGACAAATTACAGGTAATATAACTTGTTCTGGATCGCAAACTATTGATGGTAGAGACTTATCTGTTGACGGTGCAAAGCTTGATGGGATTGAAGCCTCGGCTACCGCAGACCAAACCGATGCAGAAATCAGGGCGGCTGTAGAAGCTGCCTCAGATAGTAATGTATTTACTGATGCTGACCATAGTAAGTTAGACGCTATAGAAGCCGGTGCAACGGCAGATCAAACAGCATCACAGATTAGAACACTTGTAGGCTCAGCTACTGACTCTAATGTCTTTACAGATGCTGACCATACTAAATTAGATGGCATAGCGGCTTCTGCTAATAACTATTCTATATCTTCAGATTTATTAGATGAAGATAATATGGCTAGTGATTCTGCTACTAAAGTACCGAGTCAACAGTCAGTAAAAGCGTATGTTGATGCAAATACAGGTACAACAAATTTAAGCAATACAGCTAATGGAACATCCTTAACTGTTGAATCTTCTACAGGTAGTAATACAACTTTACCTGCTGCAACAACCTCGGCTTGGGGTGTAATGACAGATGAAGATAAAACAAAGTTAGATGGTATTGCAGCTAGTGCTAATAATTATTCTCACCCAACTGGTGCTGGTAATAACCATATCCCTACAGGAGGTTCTTCTGGACAATTCCTGAAATATGATTCGTCAGGTACAGCAGTATGGGCTGCAGATAATAACACTACTTATTCAGTAGGAGATGGTGGATTAACTCAGAATAACTTCACTGATACTTTAAAGACGAAGTTAGATGGAATTACAGCTAGTGCAAATAACTACTCTCACCCTAACCACTCTGGAGATGTAACCTCTTCAGGAGATGGTGCGACAACTATTGCTGATAACGCAGTAACTCTCGCCAAGATGGCAGGTCTTGCTAGAGGTAAAATTATCTATGGTGATTCTTCTGGAGATCCAGCCGCATTAGCTCCAGGTAGTGCTAATCAAGTACTTACATCTGATGGAACTGATATATCTTGGGCTGATGCTTCTGGTGGCGGTGGTGGTAGTTTAAGTAATATTGTAGAAGATACAACCCCGCAACTTGGCGGGAATTTAGATATGCAATCTAACAACATCACAGGTACTGGAACTATTACTGCAGCAAGTGTTGCATCTAGTGCTAATGGGATGAGAAAATTCACAGCTTCTACATCAGCCCCTTCGGGTGGTTCAGATGGTGATGTCTGGATCAAATACACAGCTTAAAGGAGGTCTTAATTAATGGCTATTCGATATGTAGATTTCGAAGGTGCAGCTGGCACTGGTGACGGTTCAACATTTGCTAATAGAGCTAGATCAATTAGAGCTTTATATAACGATGATCCTGATGCTGGTGGTAATAACAGCAGTAGTAGTGAAGGTATCGGGCCTATTGCACAAGACGATGAGATAAGAATTAAGAAATCTCCTGACCCCACTTCTTTAGGTGCTGGTCAAGTTTGGAAACAAGTTGGCTGGGGATCTTATGATAATACCTGGAGCAGCCCAAGTATTACTTATAGCACTACTAAAGGAGAAACTAATTTCAATAAAACCAAGCATGGTTTAAAGACTGGTGAATGGATTAAGTATTTTTCAAACAGTAACTCTGATGCTTATATAAATGGTTATTGGAAAGTTACTAGAGTAGATGATGATAATTTTAAATTAGATGAATATAAAGCAAATGGTGATGTATCTTCTAGTGGTAGTGGTGGTAATGTATGGTATTGCTCTGGAGAGATTGTTGAATTAGATAATAAAATTATTGAAGAAGTATGGGGATGTTCAAGACCAGCAACCGCAGCAGCAGCAACAACATGGACAGCAGTATCAGGGGTTACTGCAGCGTTACCCACAACTGAAAGCAATTGGGGTAGCTCTTGGTCTACTTCAAATCAATGGGTAAACCCTGCATGTGGAGCAGATATAACAATACCTACTTCCCATACAACTAGTGGTAAGGCTGCTTATTTTGAATTACCTTCAACATTAGATTTAAGTTCTTACCAGCAAATATCATTTCAATGCTATGTGAATGATCAATACAGGATGAGTCAAACTAATGAAAGAGCATATGCTAATTCATTAAGTTTAAGACTTTGTACTGATACAGCAGGGGCCACTTCTGTCCATACAATACCTATTGAAAATGATAAATCCTCAGATGGTGGCACTTATCTACCTGTTCTTAAAGATTTCGGTGCAAACTTAAATAGTGCTATTAAATCTATAGCTCTATATATAGATATTCCTAACTCGACTGTCACAGGTAATAGTCATACTGCCCGTCAAAGACGAGTTACTATAAGTAATATTGTAGCTTCTAAGGCATCTAGTTCAGCTGATTCTATTACTCATAGAGACTTAGTTGGTTTAAATACTTCAGCAGCTCCTCAATGGTATCCAGTTTGGAGTATATGGAATGCTAATAATAAAACAGTTATAAGATTACAAACGAGTGCTGGTGAGTGTGCAGGAAGGACAGTACCTGGTTATTATGCGAGATGGGCTGGCCCACTTTATTGGCCTCAATCTTGGGAAGCTAATCAAAGTTCTGGTAATCAATCAACAACAATCTATAAACGGATACAATTCTGGCATCAGCACTATCGTCATAACACTGGACAAACCCAAAATAGATTTATAGATCTTGGAGGTAACAACCATCCGTTAAGAATATCAGGCGGTTGGAATGCTACAGATATGTCATCAAAAACAACTGGTGATACAACATGTATAGATGGGTATCATTGTCGTAGCGGAGCGTGGAGACTTAATAATGCAGGCCAAACACATAGTAGCGGTAGTGGAGCTGGTCTACATGCTGACGGGGAAGATAAAACAGCTCATATAGAAGATCTCTATCTGTGTAGAATGTATGGTTATCTGGAAGCTTATAGACATGCAGTGTCTTGGTACAATCTAGGTTTCGCCTGTTTTGGCTCTGGAAATTATTTCTATTTCACTCATCGTATTAAGAAGTTTGGAATAATATGTGCTTATGGTTTTAGTGATGCAATTGCTGGTGGTTATCATGGAATAAGAGTATCTGAACATGATGAGAATGAAGATCTATTTTTAACTAATAGTGATGGTTCACATCATAGTACTTATGATAAAGATACACGCTTTATAAAATGGTGCGCTGGTGGTACCAATAATGCCGCCCTAAGACTAGGTGGGACTTCCTGTACTGTAAGAGCACATTTTTCTGTTGTTAATACTGAACACCATCCTAGAGATACTGGGTTTCACTTAAATATTGGTACCGGCACAAATAAAGGAGATTCTAATCTTAAAATAGATGAGGTTCGAGTTGGATATAGTTCTAGTCATAACTCCAGTCCTCTATATGTATCGGGGGGTAACTCTGCTTGTAAGGTAGAAATAACTAATTTATATACTACACTTGGTCATAAAGCTGGATATCTTCAAAGTGGTAATGTAACTATTGGAACTTGGCATGACGCAGATTTTGGAGTTCGATCAAATAACCAGTATTTCTGGGGTAATCAAGGGTATTGGTCTTATGGTGATGGGTTCTACCTATATAGTGACAAGGCTATACTAAATATAAACGGTGGGACTGGAGTAAGGACTATCGCTCTTTATGAAGGCAGTCAGTTATTTACAGATGGCCTGACAATATCTAATTCTGGTCAAACATCAAGTGATGTTAGTATAAATAATGGAACATGGGAAGCTCTGAACCATGATGGGACTACAGGTAATAATTTTAAAAGGTATAAAACCGCTTATGTTTATGCTGAATCAACAATAAGGAAAACTGCTAGTGGATATTCTTTAAAAGTTGTTCCAACTAACACTACCACTGCCACAGAGATACCTTTAGCTAAGATAATCTTTAATGGTGGTAGCCAAGTAACTGTCAATATTTGGTGGTATAAAAATAATAGTGACGTTTATGGTACTTTTACAATTGGAAGTTTTACAACTAACTCAGAAGTAACAACTAACATAACAGCTGATATTGATGCTGGAAACGATCCAAACCAAACTTGGACACAAGAAACTATGACTTTTACACCTACTGGTGCAGGACAATGTGAACTTACTTTTGGAGGTAAAGGAGATGGAGATGCTTCTACAGACTTTATATGTTTGGACGATATGACCATTACTCAGGCTTAACATTATGGCAAATAAAATAACATCAACTTTTAAAAGAGGTGAGATGTGGGTTTATAGTGTCGAAATCGATGACTATGATCAAGCAAATTTCTTCTCTAAAACACCTAAAACCCAAGTTGAAATAGATGCTGCTTGTACTGATTGGAAGCTGCAGAGAGATGATATGTTGGAACAAGAAGAAAAACGTAAAATAGCAGAGCGGGATATGTATCTAACTCTGGAAGAAAGACAACTTAGAGGTTACTAAATGGCTAATACTATTTATGTAAATGTAGGTGGTACTTGGAAAACCGTATCTGATTACTATGTGAATGTAGGTGGTACTTGGAAAACAGGTTCGGAATTTATTATAAAAGCCAGTGAAACATGGTATGGACAAACAGCTTTAGGTTTACCAACTAGAGCACAAGTACTAAGTTTTACGTATCTTAGTTATGCAGCACCAATACTTCCTGTGACAGTCGATACGAAATCTGCTGTAGGATCAGCATCCTTCAATGTACTTAGTTATGCAGCACCACATGTTCCTGCAGGATTTATGTATTCATAGAATACCACCCTTGTTTCTATGGAAATTATCACACCTTTTAGATATATCTTTGGTTCTGAAATAATAAATGAAGACTTATCTGAATTAAAAACTAACAACTTATTTGTTAATGGAAGAGATCAAGAAGAGAAAACATATGATACAAACCCTTTTCTTATTTTAAATGAATATAAGTATTCAAAAAAAGTATTAACAAATCATTTTAATAAGTTTATTAAAGAAGTTTTTAATTACGAATGCCAATTTAAGATGACTACTTCTTGGATGACCAAAATAGGTATTGGAGAACGTGTTCATCACCATAACCATTTGAATAGCATGTGGAGTTGTGTGTTTTACTTCGATGAATATACAGAAAAAAGTTGCCCTTTGAAGTTTATGAATCCTTTAAGGAAAGAGTCCCCATTGTGGATAGAGGAAGAAGGGATGAAGGAAAATCCAATGAATGGGGATTGTCAAGTTCAGCCTAAACATAACCTACTTATTATTTTCCCTAGTTGGATTTATCATTATTCTGATCCAAACCAAGAAAAAGAAAGGAAATCATTGGCATTTAACTTTATGCCAACAGGTAATATTGGCATGGCTGATTCACAATTAATTCTTTGAAGCATAAGTTCTAGTCATCATAGATAGAGTGATGTAAAGGGGGGCTAATGCACAAAGAGAACAGAAAGTTATAATGGTGACAGGTACTAATGCTTTAGCAAAGGCTTCTCTCATGGCTCAAAAAATCTTAAATATTATTAGTCTAATCTCTTTTGTTCTTGTTGCTGCAATAACAGGGGGAGGAATCTTTGGTTATCTCTGGGTCACGAACGAAAAGAACCAGGAGAAATTAAAACAACAGCTAGTTGAACAAGTTACTAAATCAATTAAGTTGCCAGGTCTTTCTAGTCCAGCACTACCAACAGCAGCTCCTCCTAAAGGTTTAAGTATTCCTAAGTTCTAATGGGATTATTAGATGCAATAGGCTCACTCTTTGTTTATAGAAGTCCTGAGCCTCAAGATGGATTTGAAAGATTTTATAGAATGAAGCTAAGGTCAATGACGAACTACGAACTACGGAAACTCGTTGGTACAACTGTTCATTACAACAAAACCATGCTTGTGAATATGATCATTGATGAAGGAGATTTTTTAAAATGAAACTTGAAATGGGTAAAGAATTTGCTGAAGAGCAACGTCAGCGCATGTTAAGGCTGCAACGCCTGTACGTTTTGGATGGTAGGCATCTAAGTGACCATGAATTTCATGGCCTCTATACTGGATTAGCTGCTAAAGCAGAAGAACTTGAAGCTGAACTTAACGAAAGCAGTATTTGCGACATTTGATTGCCAGTGTTCTCATTGCAAAGAGATAAGGGAGCAACAATTTAGACATGGACAATGGCTCAAGAATACCCAAGATAGGAATACAGCCACCTCAGTCTTTAAACATTCCAGCTCCGGTCACAGTTAACTTAGGTTTCCCTGTAATCGATATGCCTGGGTGTGTTGAGGCAAGAAAGAGTAATAGAGAGAACGCTGCACTAATAAACTCAGATAAAAAAGGAAATGTTGTCTTATGCCAAGCGAAGTATCCAAGCTACAACGCAATGGATTACACACCAGAGGAATTTATATATCCACCAGAGGGAGATACACAAAGATATTCGCAACCAGAAATCCCAGCAAGCGACCCACCGCCCGCCTCGAAGATCGAGGATTGCCCGCCACCTGGAGCAGCGGAGATTGGAAGTAAAATCGAGGATGGCAGGAAAGAAATCATTGCGTATCAATTGATTGGCAATCGTTGTATTACGCAGTACAAGAAACTAACAACAACTCAACAAATAATTAATGCTATACCCACTGCACCTCAAGTTGTTTCTACTACTGGGATTACTCTTATTGCTACAAGTTCGGCTCTTGCTGCTCCTTTCCTGTTAAAAGCAGTAAAGCCAATTGTTAAACAGATTATTAATCGAGTTAAAAAAGCTTTAGGGAAACCAGTTCGACCTTTAACACAATCAGAAAAGAGATCTAATTCTTATCGAGAGAAGAGGGGCTTACCACCTCTAAAGGTTTAAGTGTATGTCTATGCGGTAAGACTTGTCCCATCTTGGGTTTTACGAGAATGTCGGAGCAAATCTTGTGATAGGAGGAAGTAGGAGAGAACTCTATACCTGCTAACTTTAATTCTCCACAGTTCTTCAGTCTTGTAATTTCAAAATCTAATCTTTTAAAATTCACCAGTTCCTGTTGTAAAGAAAGCTGCTTATCTACAGCAGACTTACATCTTCTTTGCAATGAATTGTCTAAAGGAATAGAGAAGTTTGCAGATAGGCCAAGGTTTAAAGCATGGTTATCTTTTTGTCCAGTTCTAGTGGCAACGTGGTGAGAGAGTGAGCCATCGTCATTGTATGAAGGAGCGTCATACCAATACTCTCTAGGAAGACTATATGTATGTGAATCAGTTACAAATGGAGAGATAGTTAACATTGGGCCTTGGCATATTATGTTTCCTCCGTAATGATTAGTGACACTATTTCCGGGTAGATTTTGGATTCCCATATTGGTCACACTGCCACTACTATTAGCAACGGGAGCTGCCGTGGAACTTGTCTGCGCTGCGGCACTCCCTCCATATAAGAGAGCTACTGCGAGAAGACCGAGGTAGTTTCTGTGACGGACTCTATATTTGTTGTTCGCTGAATGTTTGTCACATTTTGGAGCGAAGGTCCACGATAAGTTTCTACGAATTGGAAAGCTTGACCTTCGTTCGTGATCGTGACGTTTCCTCTGGAATTGATATCTAATCCAGTCCATGTGTGCGATTGTCCTTCAACGGTGGTGGATACATTTGTAGGGTCAGGTGCAATAGAGTTTCCATCGATAGAAATATTTGAACCATTTAAAGAATATTGATAGCCAGAGTAATCGTGAGAAACAATATTTTCTGTCACTACTGATGTAGTTCTCGTAGTAGATTGCATCGTACCGCTAGTAAAATTTGGCACAACGGGTACACTATAAGCAGGGGAACTTATAAGTAATAACAGTGGCAAAAGCCGCTTCATCACTTAATAGTTAAAGCACTTTCTACGCTTCCAATCGCAGAAGTTCCAGCTCCACCTGCGGTTATTGTTACTACACCTTGGCTTGTAATCGTACCCGCTAAACTACCTGCAACTCCAGCAGCTGTTGAAGTTACATTAGAAAAATTCCCTACAGCTCCTACTGAGGGAGCTGAAGTAGGGACTGCATCCGCTTGAGTATAACTTTGGGAATACGAGAAGGCGGCTCCTGGGTTATCTTGCGTTGCAGCAATCGTTCCAGGCGAATAAACGCCACTCGTAATTGTCCCAACCGAGACGGTTCCTGCAGTTGTGCCATCAGTTGTGTCTATGTTACTTCCAGCAGCCGAGAAGCTTGAGCCAATTCTTTGTGCTTGTGTAGCAGCGGCATTAACTGTGAGCTGAGTGCTGGTGGTTATTGCATGAGTTATATCAGCCCTAGCAGGAACTGCAAAAAACAATAGGAATATTAATAGTTTCATGTAAGCCTCCCAGTAACAGGATCTATATCCTTGCCAGTAATAGGATCAGTCTTGACAACTTCAGCTCCATTAATGGTTAAAGGAGTTTGCACTCTAATGATTTGCTCAGTCTGTGCTGTATTACTTTTAGCAATCATTGCTTCCATATCTTCTTTGCTTACACCGTTTCCATTCTTCTTATCTTTAGCTGTAGCCAAACCAAAAGTCGAAAGTGCTCCTGTAAACACCGAAGCTATGAAGGTCGGATCGAAGTTTTGTTTCTGGAATCCAGGGAGATCTACATAAGCGAGAGTCAGAATAAAGCCTGACCACACCACAATTCCTAGTCTTACTGCTACTCCAATGAGTGCGACCTGTTCATCTTTGTCTGGAGTAATTTCTTGAAGCTTTCCAAAAACGCCTTTCTTCTTGTCTTCCTTTATTTCAGAAGGCGGTGGAGTTTGGTTGTCTGCCATAAATAAATATAATGCAACTTAACATTAGCGTTAAATTTACCAAAATACATGAATGAGATCTGGGCAGCACTCGTTGGAGTCGCAGCAACGACAGTCGTAGTAGCTGTTGGTAACAACAGTTCAAGGAAAGAGCGTGACATTCGTGAGCTTTTTCACCGAGTAGTCTCACTTGAGAAACAAGTGGCAGCTTTAAAACCTAGAACTTGGAGAAGTTAGCGAGGATTCTTAGGAAAGATATGAAGATCTTCCACTTCAAAGTCCAAGATCTCCCAAGTATCAACATCAGCAGCAACATCCCAAGCATTATCAGGATCTTTTGCTACAACAACGGTTTGGAAGCCACCAACATGATTACTCATGCCGACAAAAGCAGAAGGTATTCGTATTACAAAAGCTCTAGGCTTAATGACCTGGGATTCGCATCCAGGTTTCTTCTCCTCTTCCTTTCGACAAAGATGCAAGAGGTATTCCAAGTACCTTTGCATCGAGAGCCCCTTCGATTTCGCCCTTGTACGCAGCCAATTCAAGATCCCAGAGTTCTGATTCACGTTCTTTAATGGCTCTGTTTTCATCTATAGCAAGAGATTCATTCCAATACTGTATTGCACCAGCTAATGCATCTAATCTGTCATCATGTTGTAAGCAATTTTTATCAACAGTTAAATGTGTAAGTTGATGGAATAGTTGATAACTAAGAGCAGCTTCTACAGGATCATCTTCTCTACCTTTTGAATCATTTTCTACAACAGAGCGATTAATAATTAACCGATGTTGGTTTAATACAGGTTCAAGTGCATTAATAATTCTTCTTTCCTTTTGCATATTGCTTCTAACAGCTTCGACAGTACAGGGATAAACATTTCTTAGATAAGGCTGAAGCAAACTTTCAAGCATCCCTTGTCCAAATTGATCTTCAAGAAGAATCAGTTTTACTTTTTGTCGTTTAGCTGCTTGAGCTAAACCTTCTAAGACTGGTTGTGTATAACCTTCTCTAAAAGCACCGACTTCTAATACAAATAAATTTCCATTTAAGTGAGCGACTATTGCATAAGCAGTTTCATCGAAGCCTCTTCCTGATGGGTCAATAAACATGACGCATCCTTGAAACTCAATCCAATCTCCATGTATAAAAGCTGGTCGATGATAGTAATCACCACTAAACCCAACACTAGGTAGGTCATTTATTCTGTATTCAGCTCCAGAAGACCACACAAGCTTCTCTGGTGCGTTCTGATCGACCTCCATAACAATTAGGTCAGCCAGTTTTAAAGGGAATCTCTGGAGGTCAGAGAGCGTTGTATCGAGTTGGAACTGTAATGTGAACTGTGATCGTCCATAACTTGCTTCTCTTTCGACTAAATCAAGTTCAGAAAAGCGATCTGGATCAGTTGGTCTTCCTTTTCTTTCAATACATCTATCTAATATCACTGGAGCTAGTGCATCTCCGTACTTTTCTGGCTTCTCTGGATACCTAGAAGGCCAAATACGACACTCATATCCTCTACTTCTTAGCTTGTTATAGATACTTTCCTCTGTCTGGGGCGTTCCAAGGAACATAATTTCCCCACCTGGCTTCAAGATTGCATTAAATTCTCCGACTGAGTGTAATAATTTCTCTCTCATCCCTACTGTCCATGCAGTATTTGGTACTTCTACGTCATCAGCAAGTATCAAATCTGCCCTAGATCCCGTTAATTGTCCAAAAATACCAACAGATTTAACGCTAGGACTCTGATCTGGGATCGCTGGCCTGACATCAAACCTATTACTTGCACTCCTTTGCTCATCTCGATCTGGATCTAAGCATTGTAGTAACGACATCTCCCTTATTAATCTCAAACAAAACTGGGCAAAGTCATCTGCTCTCGTCTTACTAGCAGATACAACCATAATTTTCTTCTGTGGATCATTCCTCAGCAGCCACAACACATAAGCTGCTGCCATCCAACTCTTTCCTACTCCCCTAAAAGCCTCAATAATTCTTCTCTTAGGCCCATCCTGCATATATTCTCCTATATCTAACTGCACTGGTGTCGGATCTGGCAGTTGTAAATGCCTCCACACCAGTACTAAGAAATACCTGAAGTCCTCGCTATACGCTTCAGGTAATTTCTTCCACTGCTTTTTCATCTACTTCTTCGTCCCTTTCTTCGGTGGCCTTCCCTTCTTACTTCCATAAGTCCCTTTCCCTGATGGTGACATAACTAAGCCCTCTTCTTTTGAAAAGATACTACATTCTCTATCTCTGGTAATGCCTTAGCCAATTCCCCAAACTCTGTATCCTCCACTGGCTGTGCATTAATCTGATTATCTTTTAAAAATTGCCTGATCACATTCAAATCTGCTGTACTTACATCCCCTTCCCTCAATTTCTCCAAGCACCAATGACTCAACAGGTCATGCACATCAGATAATACATCCTGTTTCTTCATACCTTTCCTATAAAACTTCTTTCATCTTATACACAAATGCGTCGGGAGTCTCACCCACCACAGGAAGACTCCCTTCTTTGACACTCTAGTGGGTGATGGGGAAACATTCCAGAGTATCTCTTCGCAACATAACAGTCATACACTGACTGTCCATATATGAAGAACACAATCCCTCCCTATCTAAGATCGATCTCACTTTTTTGGTAGAAAAATCTGAGCGGCTTATCGCATACAAGAGATTCTAAGAATCCCCCCTCTGCCTTTTCCTTATTTATGTGAGGGGAGTGGGTGCCTGCCTGCGCCTGATCTTTGATTTTCAGGGACGTTCTACAATAATTTTTGTGAGTGGGAGAGGGGGATCTGAGACTTTCTTTGTTGCCGCACATTGCTAAAAGAATCTTTTTAGACTATGATGGATATGTGGACGGAATCCATCGAGACTGGCGAGTCTTTTACGGGATCGTTCAACTTCATCGGTCGCTCCGAGTCGTAACAAAAGAAGAGTCGCACTCTTCAATGCACCTTGAAATCCACCACGATGAACATTACTTCAATCGCTCAAGATCAAGTGAAGGAGTCGAAAGACCTTCAGAGAAGATGGCTTTTAGCTGTCTTAGATTTATATGAGTGTGATGGAGAAGGACTCATGGAAGATTTGCAGATCACACTGGATCGAGGGGAAACCTTTGAACAGTTTGCAGATCAATGCCTTGAGTATGTAGGAGATATCGAAGATCCTTTAAAACAAAAAAGGAAGTTCGACAAGTAGCTAAGAAGTAAAGGCTTCAAGGGTGGTTCAATTCCACCCTTAGCAATTCCCTCAATCAAGAGGGATCAACCCACCACGTTCTTATGAACTATCCAACACAGACAGACAACCCAACCAAAGCAAAAACTTATAACGGTTGGACTAATTATGAAACTTGGAATGTTGCATTGTGGATGGACAATGACTACGGAAATTATCTGCAAGCTAAAGAGTCTAAGAACTATCAAGAGTTTGTATCAAGACTCCATAAAAAACTTACAGGTGATGGAGTTAGTTGGACAGATCCAAAGTTAAACATCCAAGAACTTGATGAAAAGATCAAGGAACTAAATAGCTAATCCGTAAAAGCGGGGGGCCAGGTGCAAACCCTGGCCTAGCTATTCCCTCAGTTAAGAGGGAAATCATCCACCACATAGGAATTTAATTATGCCTTCAGTAGTTTTTAATTTTGGAGATACTTCTGAAGATGTTGCTTCCAATATGAAGGAAGTAATAAAAGAAGAAAAGTTTATGGAGTCAGAAGACTCTGAAAACAATTCTATTTCTATGGATATATCTAAAACCCTTGAATCTAACAAGGAACTATTAGAACATCCTTTCTATAACTAGACTCTCTCTCTCTGCCTCATCACCTGGGGCAGACTGAGGGATTCACTAAACAAGGGGGTAAATCACTTCTTAGAACATCAGACCTCTTGTAGTAGAAAGAATCTCCTCTTTATTCACTCACCACATAGGATTATGCCTAGACAAACCATTGCTTCACTCACTGCTGAGCTTGAAGAGCTTAGGCCTTTAGTTAATGGCAAGATTGAAGCAGATTTAAGAGAACAACAACAAGCTTTATTTATATTGCTTGCTGCTGTAGCAACTATTGGATTTATTTTCTAATGGATCTCAAAGAATATCTAAACGACAAGGAATTAGATCAAGTAATGGAAATCACAGGAATAGCCCTAGATAGAGCAAGTTCTAAAGGTTTCATTGCTGATTTTGATTACTTCGAGTTGTCGATCAAAGCTCACATTAATTCTCTTAAATAACATGGAAAGTTTCATCATCTGGGGATGCGTAAGCATCCTCCTTTTTATTCTCTTAAAAAATATTGGAGCTTATGGTAGATGAGTGCCATGAAAAACTATCAACACCAGCTGGAGAGTAACAAAGCTTTGTTAGTTGAGTGTTGGTCAAGGATGCAGACTAGTCGCAGTGCTGAGACACGTGAGAACATGTCAAAGATTGTGGAAAGATTGCGTTCAGAGTTACCTAAGACTATCGTGGAACAATGCAGACTAGATGCTAACGCTCTAGCTGCTGGCATCCTCGCCAAGAGAACTGATGATTGGATCTTTAACGACTATGAAGAATGAGTATGAACCTAGTAAATTCACTAGGGATAGAAAGCTCTTCGAGTTATATAAAAACTGGCATCAGTCTTACTTCAAATCGGAGCCTAGCTCGCAGCAAATCATAGTTTCCTGCGAGTGGGCATCCTATTTATTATCTAACCCACCACAAAAGGATGACTAAACAAATTGAACAGCTTCATAGGCTGATTGATAAGACTCCAACAGAGAAACATGCAAACAATAAGGGAGAGTGTCTCTTTTATGTGTTGTATGACCACCCTATTGGAGAAAAGAAAGGATCTTTTTTCTCATGTTATTGGAACCAAATACCAACAGGGGCAACCCATTGGTCAATGTGTTTTGATGTCCCACCTGATGAGGAATTAGGACAAGGAAAAACTAGAGAAGAAATCCTTGAAGATACATTCAAGGAAACTTTTACTAGCTTGTTTCCTAATCCCATCATTGAACGTGGATTAATGGAACCTATCGCTCGTAAATTATTTGATGCAGGTTTAACAGCATGAACAATTCTGAATTAGCTGATGAGTTGGTAAACAAACCAACAACAGGATCACCTGATCCAAAGCTTCAAGTCGTCTTACCTACACAATTAATGGGCCGATTGGTTTATTTATCTGAAGAGATGGGTATCAATAAGACTGAACTCGTAAAAAGAATCTTATCTGAGTGGTTCGAGAAGAACTATAACGACAAGATGAATTTCTGGGAGGGAGTCAATTGATATGAGAACACAACAAGATCAGATCGCTCTCGAAAGGGAGATGATTACTCTTGGATGTGACAGGGTTAACTTCTTAACTAACAGACAGAAGAAGAAGAGACAGGAGTCTCTCTCTAAATGGGGAGAGGCTCTGTCTACCTATGGTGTAGATCAAATCACTATTCACATTCGAGCTGTAAGAAAAAGAATCCAATCAGGCAAAGCAGGAATTAGCTTTGCCCAA